CAATACCGCTATAAGTGCTCTTTTTAACAGCACACCATTTATTAGTTTTTGGATTTAAAGTTTGGTAACAAAGTCTGTCACCTCTTTTAGTTGTCTCAATCCAATACTTTCTCTTGGTTCTAAGTTTATATCCCCAAGGGTAATCATCAACGACAACCGCGTTGTCAGCTGAATCTTTATTGTAAATTACATTATTTATCATTAGTTCCTCCTTAATTTGGATAAGCCATTAAAGTACCAGCATCGTATGGCTCTGCCATCCAACCAGCATCTTTTAAAATTTTCTCAACGTCTGGGTTGATTTCATACCCAAACTCTTCGTAGCAGTCATAAAGCGGTAAGCCATCGACAGCCATGCTGTCTTCACTACCCTTAAACCAAATGCCTGGTTCATTGGTGTCGTCCCACTCTTTAAGTGAAGTAGCCTTTACGCCAGGATATAGTTTGTTTAATTTTTTGATTAGAGCACCTTCTTTCATAGTCCCTCCTGTTGATTACAAATTAATTTACTCACATAGTTATATTATCAAATATACACAAATATGCAACTATTTATACAAATCAACATAACTTATTTTTAGCATTAAAAAAGGGCCAATTAAGGCCCTTCAATGTAATACTGAGGAAAAAAGTGTATTACTACTTCAAACTATGCACCTTGAGATCCAAAGATTCCTCTCCAATCAGAGAAACCAAATGAATATCTTTCTCTAGCCTTATATCTGATATTGCCAGTTGAAAAGTCTGGTTCCATAGAAGTCTCCATTGGAGATCTTTGGAACATTTTAAGACCTTCACCTGCGCTATTTACAGATGTAAGAATAAAGTATGCGTCGGGATCAGTTAGATAATGATTAACTGAGTAGCCACCAGGCATGACACCTGTGTTTCTAATCGCGTTAATATCGTTATCAGCAGTTCCAGATCTTAACTGAGAGTTTAAAATTCTGTCAGCCACAAAAACTAATTGTGGTGGGACAATAAGTTTGTCCGCTTGTACAGAAATTGTTAGTCCTCTGTCATCTGTAAATGTTGATATATCGATAAGATTATCTTCCAATGACGCCTCATTCAAGTCAGCCATGGTTGTTGCTCTGTTTGCAGCTGTACCACCACCGGAAAGTGGGTGATCTGTTGCAATTAGAGATTTACCATCACCGCCTGTAAAGCTAGATGAGAAAGCATTGTTAAGAACATCAGCTCCTTTGACTTCCTTAGTGTTAGCCATAGATTTTGCTAATGCTTTTACATATCTCTTTCCGAGACTGTCATATAAATTGTCTTCAACTGCCTCTTCTGTTAAAGCAAACGCTAATGCCACGGTATCGTGTGTATAACGCGCACTGTAACTTTCAGATGCGTTGTCGAATTGAACCCCTTGTCCTTCGGACTTAAGTGGTGCGGAACCAAATCCTGTAATTAATACTTCTTCTTCAAATGCTCTATTTGAATCTTCGACAACGAAAATATCTTCATACTCGTTCTCATAAGAGTCATAGGACATCCCAAAAAGGGCATTAAGACCAGGCTCTAGCTCTTTCGCTAATTGTGCTCTTGATATAGCCATAATTTACTCCTTAAGCTAAACCAGCACCTTTCTGTCCCATTATGTGGTTTTGAATCACACAAAGAACATTGGTGTTAGCCGATGAAACATCGTCGTTATCAGGATCCTGAGATATGTCTAATGCTTTAAGTGGTAAAGTTGCTGTAGTAGCACCTGTAGTCACGTCAAGTTCTGTATTAGATATCCCAGACGAAGTATCGCCAACTGGTGATCCATCAACAATGTCGAAATTTCCGAACAAGTCTGCTACTGGCATAGCAGCATCAGCTTGTATTTCAAAAACAACATTAGGATCATCAATGACGCTTGCAATTATATCCGAAGCAGCAATGCTACCTGGATAGTGATTTTTAAACACTTGTTCGCCTGTTGTTGGATCAGTGTATTGAACGCCGTTAAACACACCGACAATTGGAACAGTGCCAGAGGCTGCATGTCGACCAATTACACCAGCAGTTAGCTGAGTGACCAAGTCTCCTTGGAATATTGGTGTCGTTGCTCCGCTAGCAATCCTATATCTAGATTGACCTCCAGAATAAGGTGCTCCGCCCATCATACGAACAGGTTTACATCCAAATGCGCTATTATTATTAGCCATAGAATATTCTCCTAAATATGATTGTTACTTTTTCCCAAAAGTAACATTAGATCTTCTATCGCTGTCGTACTTCACATATCTGCCGTCTTTTTTCGATTCATTGAACATATTATTGTCCAACGCATCTTTTTTTCTTGCAGTTTGTTCCTCGTAATAAGCATTACGCTCATTCTTGGTTTCGATTGGTATTTTCGCTAATAAAAGACCTTCACTATAAACTAAACCAGCATGTCTTGAGTTATCGTCAGCTACAGGTAAAGCAAATTCCGTAGGTAAGTCTGTGCCTCTTACGAGTTCCCATCCCTCTCTAAGTCGTCTACTTACATTAGCAACGTCCTGCTGTCCCAACATGGATTCTCTTATCCATCGATATTCGTATCCTTCTGGTGGAGCAGGTGTTTCAAGTTTTCTTACTGGTCTCCATGGTTGTCTACGAGTATTATTAGCGTGATTCTCGGATTCACGGGAATTTCTGGAGTGTGTCATATCATTATTTTCTTCGGTTGTCATTTTGCCTCCCTAGACTGTATACGTTGTTTTTCTTTAGCAACGGATTTTAACCACACTTCTTCCGACATACCATGTGGTTTTAATCCACGGAGTCTGGCAACCTCAGATTTAGAAAATTGCACACCGTTCTTTTTGCCTTGTGTTTTTTGCCGACCTCCTACAGAGGCTGAGGCGACTCTTTGCACAGCGGGTCTATCCTCACTTTGTTCAGCGTTTCCTGATTGTAAACCAGGATAAACTTTATAAACTCTTTGGTTAAGCTCTGAGTAATATTCATCAGAGTCAGGTTCAAAGCCTTCATTAACCAGATTCATGTGTGTATATTGGGCGTATTGGGTTGCCTCAACATTTTCACCAAACCATTCATTTTTAGATTTCCACTCAAGCGCCTCTTGTGTTGGTTGCACAGGTGCCTCTTGTGGCTGTTGTTGATAGTATTGTTGTTGTTGGTACGCTTGTTGACTTTGTGTATTAGCCTCTTGTTGTCTTTGTTTAGCTATACGAACTTTCTCTTTTTGTATAGAAACCTCATTTTTCAAACTATCGGCCTTAGATATTAAATCAGCATCGCCAGATTCATGTGCTTTTTTGTACAATTGATCTGCTTCGCGTTCTTTAACTTGCACTGCTTCTTCTTCTTTCGCTAATAAATTTTGCTGGTAAGTTACAGCTGCATTGTAATATTGTTGTACTTGTTGATCTTTTTGTAAAAGTTCTTGCTCTAATCTGGCTGCTTTCTCCTCAGCCTCTCTTCTTTTTGCATTAACTTTGTTAATTCTTTTTGATACACCTTTGGTGTAATTTTCTAACTCATCGTCACTTGAGGGCGCTGTTGCTTCCTGTTGTTCAGATTCAGTAACCTCTACCTCAATTTCTTCAACCTCAGGTTGTACTTGATTTTGTTCGTTTTCTATCGTCATAAGCTCACTATATCATCTGGATCAAGAATTGTGGCTATAACCTCATCATCATTGATGATTCGTACCTCTGCACCATCCTCAAGTTTAAATCTCGAACCAGAGTAGCGTCCGATTAAAACCCATTGTTTTTCTTCACACCAAGGCGTTTCTCCATACCTAGACTTATCGTTATAGCATAACGGGCCTTTTTTAACCACATAAGCTACAACGGTAGCCAAGGCCTCACGGTCAGTTGTTTGTTTTGTTAATACAATACCACCATCTGTTTTGGCTTTACCAGCATAAGGTAAAACCAACATACGCCATCCTGTTGGTTGTGGCATCCTTTCTAAAATCGATGCATCAAGTTTTTCAGGATCTAAAACCCTATCACTTGGATCAATATACGCTTCTGCAACTTTTTTGTTTACTAAATTTTTTTCTGGTGTCGCTGTCATATTTGTTTTCCCATATCACTAATTGCGTTTGCAATATAGTATAAAGCAGAAAGCTCTCCTTGCAAATATTTATAATGTTCAATATCTTTTAAACCACCAGACATAAGAGTTTCTTGTATCTGCTGCTCCCGAGTGGCAATAACCTTCTTAATGTTATCGATTACTTGAATTTCGTCCATAAATTAAGATTTTTTTGGCCTACCTCTTTTTTTTGTCGCTGGTTTTTTTGGTTTTGCTTTTTTTACAGTAACTTTTTTCTTGACAGGTTTTTTTTCCTCAACAACTTCGCCATTAATTCTTGCCATTTTTTTGGCCAATCTTTCCACATGAGCTTGGTGAGCTTTTTCAGCTGCCTGAAGTTTTGCTTTTTGTTCGATCGCCTCTTGTTCTCTCAAAAGTTTTTTTTCAGCTTTTAATTTTTTTTGTGCCTCTAATTTATATGATGTGGTCATCTTATTCCTCTTAATTTATTTTCAAGTTCAAGCAGTTTTAGATCTGCATTTTGTCTTAATCTATCTATCGCTACACCAAGTTTATCATCAGCTATTTGTTTTTGCACATTTAGTCTCTCTTGCTGTATTTCGCTATCCATGATTTTTTCTTGTTGTCTTTGCGTTTGTTTTGCAACAAACTGCTCTGATTCCATGTCAAGCTCCTTATCACGCAAGTCTAATTCACGTTTTCTAATATCAACTAACGGATCTTCGCTACCACCCATACCAATAGATTGTAAAAACTCGTTAGCTAGTTGCGCCATAATCTGAGAGCTAAATTGTTCAATAACCATCTGTATTTGTTGTTGGATTTGTTGTGCTTCTTGTGGCGACACTTGTTGCATTTGAGCTTGTATTTGTTGTATTTGTTGTTGCATTTTAGGCGGCATTTGTTCTTGTGCCATTTGCATGGCCATAAATTGTAAGTGTTGCATACAATGAGAAATTATTAATGCTTGCACTTGTGGACTTTGTTTTACGATATCGGTCAAAAATAAACTTTTGTGGGCATCTAAATGAGCTTGGTGGTTCTGCTCTGCAAACGCTTGAGCAGGTTGACCTAGTAATAAACCAGCGTTTTCTTGCCCTGCATCAATAGGTTTTGGTGTGTTGTCAGCTGGTGGCTGTAAAAGCGCATCTACATTATCAACGCCCAAGGCTGCATACATTCTTCGATAGGCCTCATAAATGCCTGTCGGACCGTGTATTTCTGGATTGGATTGCACCATTTGTAATAGCTCTTGAGCCAATGTTACTCTTTGACTTTGTGAAAAAATATTAGGATCCGAGACAGGTATGATGTCTACTCTATCATCAAAGTCCATTTGCTTGACTTCTTGTGGGCCGCTACCAACTTGATAATTATAAACAGGTGGCAGATATTCACTAAAAACTTTTGCTAATAAGCCAAACTCAATACGTTGTGCATAATGCAATCTTTTGTGTATTGCGCTCATAACTTTAGTGCCTCTTTCAAGCAAAGCGACAGTTGTGCCAACAGGCATTGCTTGATTCATGTCGCCTACGTTCATGTCTGCTATGGCTGCAAATCTTTTACCTGAATCAACTAAAATACCTAATAACTGCATAAGCACATTGCTAGGCTCTTTTATTGGCAGAGGTATAAGGTTTTCTCTTAAAGATCCACCTGTGGTGTCAATATCTCTAAACTCTCCGGGTTGTAGCGGGTCATCTTCATCTCTAATACGCATGCCTCTTGCTTTAAAACCAGCAGGAAGATTGGCTAATGTACCAGCATCAATGAGCTGTCTTAATATTGAGGTTGATGCTTTGGAAAGGCCGCCGATCATGTGGGATAATCCTAGACCGTAAAAACCTAATCCAGGTAAAAACTTATATTGAACAAAATAATTAATTTTATTCTTCAACACATCGTTTTCTCTATAGTTTCTGCGTATTGAAAGTATTTTTTGCGAATCTTCTTCAATGGTTACAATATATGGTAGCTTTAATCCTGTAGGCATGCCTTGGGCATCTAAATCTTCAAAACCCTCTATGTCTAATACTGTATGCACTTCATAAACCGTTCTGTTTCTATTTTCTTTGTAGCTAGGTGAAATGCCTTGTATATCATCTATAGCTTCTTCAATCTCGTCTAAGTCTTCACTATATGATCCTGAGCCTATGTCTACGTTTGCATAAAAACCAGAAACCTGTTGTTTTTTGATTTCATTAGCAGACATGCTTATAGAGTGTGTGATTCTTTCTGCTGAACTAATATCTGCTGCCTCGTATGGAACTATAAGATCCTCTGGCGCTACAAACTTAGCCACTGCTCTGTTTAACACAAAGTCAAAATATATTTTCTTAAAACAAGAGCCAGCAAGCGGTAAGTAAAACAACATTTGATCTAGTTCAGGATCGTACTCGTCCATCTCATTCATAATGTAATAGTTCATAAATTCTTGAACTCGCTCTGCTTGGCTTTCT